TGACGAACATGAGCTATATGTTCATGAACGCCTTTGCATTCAACCAGCCTATCGGCGCATGGGACACATCGCGCGTGAAGGATATGAGCCTTATGTTCAGCAGCGCCCGCGCGTTCAATCGCCCAGTGAATGGCTGGGACACGTCGAACGTGAGGGATATGAGCTTTATGTTCCAAAATGCACACACGTTCAACCAGCCCATCGGTGATTGGAATGTGAAAAAAGTTGCTTGCATGGACGGGATGTTAAAATCGGCGACAAGGTTTCGAGGAAACGTTTCGGACTGGGATCGGAGACTCGGGAATTCGGTCTCCGCATATCGAGCGTTCAACGGAACCCCGAATGGACCACCGACATGGTGGTACAGTCGCGGTTTACATCAAGAAAAAGAGGCGTCCAATATGAACATCGACAAAGGTAGAACAAAGCGGAACCCAACCCGAGGTCGACCTAAATCGATTAAGAACTGGACGACCAATCTCTATCAAAACATTCAAAAAATGCGAACCAGTGCCCACACCAACGGCGTCATCCATACCCCTCCCGGTAAAAATGATCACCGAGCAAAGACGGCAATCCGAGCGAACGGTGCCATCGCGCAGTACATGCGAAACAGTGGCGTAAAATCCCCAAATATCCCAATATATATCGACGAGAAACCAAAATTCTTGTATCGAGGAATCCACGGTCGCCAATTAGAAACATTGAAGAAGGGTTACATTCGTAGCAACGAATTCATTTCATTTTCGAGATCTCTCGAAATTGCGAAAAAATTCTCGATTCGAAGTGGAAATACTGGAATGATATTTCGTCTCGACGTCTCGAAGCTACAGCACGGTATCCCGTGGGTCTGGTTTCCCGACCAAGATATAAACAACCGCAGAACGCGTAGTACCGTCGAGAGTTCCATCGCTCATGAACGCGAAGTACTCTTCCCACCCGGAGAACTCCGCCTGGTAAGGAAGATTTTTTCAAATGGGGTCCCAATGTACGTTGTCACGTATACACCGGACCCGAATGCCAAGAGTATTGCCCGGCAGAAAATTGTGCGTAGGCTCGGACCAGCGAAGCGGAATATACACCACGTGCAAGATGAATATGAGCGCGACGTCTCGAATATGTTTTCGGAACTGTTTCGATCCTAGACTATTTCACCGGGTTTCATCACGTGGACGGCGCATGTCTGAGTCGTCGAAAAATGCCAGTAGATTTCTCGACCGTCTTCGAGATTTCCGCGCCCGATTTTATCGTCGCCGACTCGAACGAAATCGTTCATGTCAGCCCGAAGGTCGACGACGCCCGCATCGTCATCGAGACCGTGTTGCTTGAGGTGGCGACGGAGGTTGATCACTTCGTCGATCCTTTTCGAAACGTCCTTCATCTTTCTATCGGGTCACATTTAAAAAATGGTAGTTTTCGCGCGCACGAGCAAAACGGCCGACGCGGTCAAAACGACCGCGCTCTCGATCTCGAACATCGTCATCGTCGGGTCGCTGCTGACGTTATCATTGCTGGAACCCGACGACCCCGTCCCTGATCTCAACGAACTGGTCAGGCACGAATTGCGTCGCATTCTCACAACGCGAGACGCAGCAGCGGTATTGCGCAAACTCGTCGATGACGACGCGGCCGTCGCGCGCGAGATTATACTCGAACCCGGACTCGCGTGCTCGACGACGTCGTCGCTCATCCAGTCCGTGTCGTTTTGGCTGGTGAAGACGTTATCATCGTGCGAATTGGTCGAGTTCATCGAGACGGTGTACACGGCAGCGGTCGCAAGCGACCCGAGCTTGTCCATCGCATTAAAATTCTCGAGAAAACGGTTCGATCCAGCGTGTCCTCGGGGCATCGCGGCGCTCGAGCACGCTATCATCAAACTCGACGACGCAGTCGATATCGATCCGAATATGAACATCGACGTCGTGATTGGTATGTTCCACGACGTCATCATCTGCAGTTAAGTAAAGAAATACGGTGTGTTTTTCTCGGTATTATTAAATATTGCATCGTGGTAATAAGATGCCGGGTGCTGTCAATCAACTTGCACTCTACGGAAAAGAGGACGCGCTCCTCAGCGCGAACCCTGAGATCACATTCTTCCGTCTTAGATACAAACGTTATAGTATTTTCTCGATGGAAGCCATTAGCCAGTCGTTTCAATCTGAAGCGACGTTCGGTCGTCGTGTGACGCTTCCTGTCACTCGATCTGGTGATCTCGTCAATTCCATTTTTATTGAAGTCGATCTTCCAGACTTATCCGACTTCGCAATCGACGCCGTCACTAATGCACAGGCCGCCGTCCCTGGTATCGTGTCGGCACGTTGGACGAGCTCGACGACAGGAAGTGTCAAAATCATCCCTGCAACTGATGGCACGGACGATTCGTACGACGTCTACGTCGATGACGGGTCGTCACCGTTCACGGTCAACGGTGCAGCGGGCGTGACGAGCATCACGATTACCGGGCTTGACACGGCCAAATCGTACGATATTTCCGTCAGGCGCGTGGCGAGTGCGACGCCCGGATCATACTCATCGACAGTCCCACTCTCGTCGCTGAGGTGGTGCAATTCGATCGGGCACGCGCTGATGCGCACCGTCGATTTTGAAATTGGTGGCGCGCGGATCAGCCGATTGTCAGGTGAATTTATGGACGTTGACGCCGAACAAACCATGCCGAGCGAAAAGGAGAGTGGTTTCAATGAGATGGTCGGTAAATACGCATCGTACGATCTGTACGATAACTCGTTCGAAACGCGTAAGCTGTACATTCCGCTCACGTTTGCGTTCAACAAGTTCCACGCGCTCTCGATCCCTCTGATTTCGCTCATTTACCATCAAGTCAATCTGGTGTTCGATTTTCGTGAGTACACGGAACTAATCAAATCGACGCATCCAATTTCATCGCTCGTATCACAACAAGGCAAGACACCAACGCCCGATATTGATGCCTTCTGTACGTTCGTTTTCCTCGGATCTCAGGAGCGGAAGAAATTCCTCGAAACACCGCAGGAAATCCTGGTGCAAGATATTCAATTCGTTGGCGATGCTGCGGTGGTCGCGTCGAGTTCCGGCGATTTATCCAAAAAGTACGAACTGTCGTTCATTCACCCGGTGAGCGAGTTGATTTGGACGTACAACAGGGCGAGTTCGTTCAACTCTGGCATTACGCCCTCAACGTACCCAACGGTTGGAAACGATTACTTCAACTACGACGCCCCAGCGGGTGCATCGATTGATCCGATCAAATCGGCGATGGTGTATATCAACGGAAATCAACGCTATAGCGAACGTAGTGGAAAGTATCACCGCCTTGTTCAACCATACGGCCACCACACGCGCATTCCGGCGAAAAAGATCTACTCGTACTCGTTCGCGATCGAACCGGAATCCCCAAACCCAACAGGATCGATTAATTTGTCGCGAGCTGATACGGCGCACCTTCAAGTCACGTTTGACGAGTCGTTCGCACTCGGCGGATCGAACGGCCGACTCCGCATTTACGCGCGCACGCTCAACATCATCCGATTCGCTGGTGGAATGGGAACTTTGCTTTTCACGTCAACGTAGATCAAAATATTGCTGTAAAGAAATAGAAGAATAATGGCGAGCACGGCACTGACGGTCATTCTAATTGGATTCGTCCTCGTACTTATCGGTACGGTTCGATCGCGTGACGAACGGTTCAACTCGACTCGCTCGCGAATTCTGGACAACGAAGAGTACGATGCCGACGGGAATCGGATCGTATACAAACTCTTGCCGCGCGACATTGATTCGTTTTACCGCGGTGTCGATACACCAAGCAAATTGTACTCATCAATGTTTTCGGTCGACGTCGACGTTCCCAAGCGAGGCAATTTGCAGCTGAACTAAAAAAAATCAAATCTTTCCTTAAACCAGGAGCGTGTATAGAATCGCTCAGCATGAAAGACAACGTCGTCGCGTTCGCGTTCATCGCGTTCATGGGACTCATCATCATCGGCGCGTGGAATGGAAAATTTTCATCCCGAATTGAGAAAATTCCTGTAACAGAGACGCGAGAGTACCGAGATCTCGTTATCAAGATGGAGAATCTGAAAGCAGACGATGCGCATCAACGGGATGTCGCGTTCAAGTATGAAAACGAAGTCGGGATCCTATCGGGCAATCGAGACGATTCGCAACGGAAGATCGATGAGCTCATCGAATCGGTCGGGGCATTATCAGACGAAAACAACAAATTGCGGGAGGAAAACAATACGCTCACAGCCACACTTCGCGAGTTGTCGACCGATTTCGAAGCATTACGACATCGATTGAAGTTATGCGAAGCGCGCGAGACGGGTCGGTCGATCAGGCACCAGTCGTGTAATATGAATACACCAGAGAATGTCTTGCTGTAAATTCAAATCTTGCACTGTACCAAGCGGTACACTGCATGGATATCAAACTACTCATATCATCCATTGCCATCGCGTCCGTCGTTTGCGTTGTCGTGACGGTTGTGCTATTGAAACTCAAGAACAAACCAGCTCAGACGGTCCAGACGACCCGGCCAGCTCAGTCGGTCCGGCCCATTCAGTCGACCCAAGCATCGATCGATGACGACGTAACGATTCCACCAGCGCGTTTGTCCGAATACGGACTCACCCGCTTTGCGTTCGAGCATAAACTACTTGGCCCTGGCATCAAACCGGATGCGAACGCGAAAATGACCAACGTCTCCGCGGCCGAAGACTCGGCCGTGCTCGTCTCGTGCTCGATGGTGAACGGGTACGCGGTTCGATGGATGAATCGGTTCCTAACGGTTAATACGGACGGATCGGTCAAGTGGAGTGACCGGCGCGGCGAGCCCGATTCGTGCTGGAAACTCGAACCGGGCTACTGCGGTGACGGAGAGTTTGTGATGATGAAATCACTGTTCAACAACAATTTCTTGCGCGTCGACGGTGCCACCAACAAACTCGTTTGCGTCGACAAACCATCTACCGAGAACGCGATTCAATACTGTTGGCGACTCAAACCGACCGGGAAGACGCGTCGTCGGTGTGGTCGGTATTATGATGTCGATTTCGGCCGCGTCATCGACGTCCCGTGCGAAATTGTCCAGGATCCGCCTGAGGGCGGTTCATGTCTCGACGTCACACCCGGTTTCGTTTCGAAGTGTTGTCTCAAACATAATAGCGACAAATGCAGGAGCGTCGTCGCGCGCGAGGTGGTTGGACGGACCGTGAACGAAGCTGGATTGTATCTTAAGACGAGATTCCCGAACCATCGAATCGAACTATGCGCGGACGATGATGAGGCGTGTCAAAAGTCGAATCCGTTCCCAATCCACGATTCGAATAAATGGGTTCTAAAGTACAATAAACGTCTCGGGACAGTGACCTTCCCAGCGTACAGATTTTTCTAATGGAGCGGCATATCTTCGAGCATTTACAATGCCCGCGCGATCGAATATCGCTTCGCGCGGTCTTTCCGACAATACAAATTTGTACCGAAGGGTGCGTCACAGACGATCATAATGCGTACCTCGCGCTGATGAGACAACATATTTGGACGAGGATGACGTTGTTCGGCATTCCGCGCGATCTTGCGTATTGGGGGCAAGCACTGCGTCATCTCGATATCCGGTCCGTCGATCGACTCCGATTGAACGTCCTCGAATTTTTACCCGAAATCGAAACCGTTCATGTTTCGTGTCTAGAGCTCGAAGACGGGGTCGGGTGGGTATCGTCTTCACTTCGCGCCGTACACATCATCACACCGTTGTCTGTGACGATCCGTGCGGAAATCGGGTCGTCGTCTCGTCTCGAGATTTTGGAAATCGAGGCGGGCGAGGTAAAGACAATCGGAACGCCGGCATTCCCATCGTCATTGACGCGGTTGGAATTGAACGGGACGGTTCGCGATAGCGTTCTCGAGATGTTACCGTCATCGAATTTGAAAACGATCCGCATCGCGCGCGGTCTGTTGTGTGAAGTTCCCCCACTCCCACCCACAGTCGAGGATCTCGACGTGTCGTCGAATTTTTTATCGACATGGGAAACGCATCCCATGACCGTGTCCCACCCGACTCGATTGGTCCGGGTATCGCTCGCCGGAAATATTGCACTGGACATCGACTCGATCGATCCAGCCTGGTCGTACGACGCGTACCAGACATTTCGACACGTCAATTCACTCGATCTCCGCGGCGTCGGGGACGAATATATTCCCAATATTGACACATTACGCGAACTCATCATCACGAATGATCCACCTGCCGATATCGCAATACGGTTTCCACAATTGCGCCGGGTTATAGTGTGCTCATTCGAATACCATCCGCTCCCCGGCTCGCAAATCGAGCGACTCGCGTGCACCCATCCCGCGGACGATGATCAACGTGTTCGGGACGCTATCGTCACGATGACCGGGTACATTGACGATGTGGAGATATCGTACATGGCGGTCCCAGACGACGACGACGAGTCGGATGCGAGTGTATCATCGTCATCATGATTTGTGTTTTTCGTCGATTTTAAAAAAATGTGCGTATGGTAGGCATTCATGTCGGCAAAATCAAATCCGGGTGTGGGTGCGTTGACACAGCTCCAGTTGATCGGTCCGCAAGAAAAATGGATATACAGCGACGATCCGGGCGCAACGAATCCGTTTTCATCGTCGACGTGGCCGCGCGCTACACGCGGCGCCATTGAACAAAACGAAATCCCGTTCCCATTCGAGCTGGGTAAGACGAACAAAAAGCAAATCCCAAGACGGGGTGATATGCTCGGGAACCTGGCGCTGAGTATCACGTTACCTATCGTCCCTGGAGCGGGTATTAACGATTTCTGGACGGGTCGGATCGGATACGTTTTGCTCCGCAAGCTACGACTGACCCTGAACGACGCCGAGCTCGATTCGTCCGAACGGTTATTGCTCACGCTCCAGGACGAACTGTTTGTGAGCGATATGAAACGCGCTGGTGTTCTCGATATGATCGGCGGGACGACACCGAATTTGCGGTTATCTCAACAGCATACGATCGTCGTTCCACTGAAATTCTTCAATTGCTTTCGGGATCAGCAAAAGCAAACTTTCCTTCCAATCATTTCGGCAGGGAATACACTCGATCTCGTACTGGAAATCGAGACGGATAAGTTCGAAAACTGTATCACATCCTACGCTGGTGAGAATCCACCAACATCGCTCGATTGTGAACTCATTACCGATTACGCATTCCTCGATTCATTCGAACGGGAACGACTCGTGAACCGACCGTTTCCCGTGCTCGTGGAATCGACACAGGATGTCGAGGGGGTGAGTTGGAAAGAAAACAACGACTTGGTGAGTGGAGTGACGATCATCCCAACCGATACAGTCATAATTGATATGCAGGAAATCAACTTCCCGGTCAAATATCTTACGTTCGTGGCATATTCGAAGGAGGCGGTCGGGAACCTTGCGTATTTCCAATTCGAGGACGTGATCGATCGCGTCTCGATCTTGTTCGACGGTACTGAACGCGAGGTCGAGAACGACGCAAAGCATTATTCCCTCGTCAATCGGTTCTATCACGCGCGACGGGCCGTATCGGATAAGATTCTATTTTATTCGTTCGCGCTCGATGCGTACGACGCACAACCATGTGGACATTTCTCGTTCTCGAACGTAATCCGGCCCATCCTCAAAGTCAAGTTGAAGCAACCACGAGACGATATCATTGTTAAAACGTTCGTTTCCGGGTTGCGGTGGATCGATTTCGAGGCGGGGCACGCTGCGCTGCGGTATACTTGAGTGCGCCGTTCTATTATTATCTTTCGGTAAGGCAAGGATCACAATGTACCACGACGTCAGTGGCCAGAGAAATTATGCAGACGCGATTCGCGCGTCGAACCATGCGTGTACTGATAACGAACTGATCACCACCTTCTTTTCGAATCAGAATATCGCAGTGGTTCAGAAGGCATTGCGCGAGGAAGTGAAGCGAGTACATGGCTGGACGATCTCTCGCCAGGACGACACGGAGCTCGTGCTCATCATGCGCGGCGTATTCAACATGAACAACGCCTCAGTTCTCGACCATGATCTCATCGATCAGGTCCACCGTCTGAATGATCTGGTCGTTGAGTATACGCTTCCGCGGCTCGTCACGAACATCAAGCACTACATTGGATATTTGCGCGATTCGTCCCGTCCGTATCGGCTGGTCGATCGACCGATTAATACGTCCAGACGCGGCGAATTCACACTCGGCGATGGCGTGCACCAGGGGTGATGTAATTTTCAGACAGGTTCGGGTTTCCGGGACGTAAAAAAATGTGTACGTACGTTACAACACAGGATGCAACTCGACGAGGAAACAAGGAACGTCATAATTATTTTTTCCATTGCAATGAGTGCCGGTGCCGTCGCTGCGGGTGTCTCCGGACCGATGGTCGGGTCGACCGTCAGCGTCTCGGCAGCATGCGTGCTATCACTTCTGTTCGCAGTCTACGCCATCTCACACGTTGGAGAGTCCGGCGATCGATGACAAAACAATACAAAAACATTCGGGTCGGTCATGACGAACGACTCGAACGATTCGAACGATTCGAACGATCGAATTGATCGAATTGATCGCACGCATCTCGTTTGTGTAGCGCGGTATACGGAACCGGTCGACTGGATATCGGCACTCGGTTCGGACGTCGTCACAATCGTGTATGATAAAGGTAATGGGTCATATCCAAACGTCGGCCGAGAAGCCGAGACGTTTGCGCGATGTATCGTCGATGAATACGCCAAACTCGAGTCGGGTGAGATTGGCGTCATCACGTTTTTGCAAGGATTTCCTTTCGATCATGTTCCCATACAGAACCTCGTCGAATCGATGAAATCAGTCGACACGTCCCAGAAAACGAGTAGTCGATCGATCCCGCACGGTACGATGCACGTGTCGGATAGACATGGACGGCCAGATCATCCCGGACTCCCAATTGGCGACGCATGGCGGGTGATTTCGAGTATTCCCGGGTTCAAACCAGACGATGATACCGATACGGACAAATTCAACTTCGTCGCGGGCGCGCAGTACACGGTCGATTCGAACCGGATCACGCAGCATTCAGTCGAGTTTTGGATAACACTCCACAAATTACTATTCGACCAAATCGTTTGTCCATGGACCATGGAGCGGTTGTGGATGCGCGTTTTTCACATGTAAATACTTTCTTGCACAAAACCAGTATTGATAATGTCGTCTGGTACACTCTTCCAACTCGTCGCCCTCGGAGACGAAGATGTATATATCCACAGCGAAGGGTCAGACGCGTCGCGACCGTTTCGTCAAGTTTATAAAAAACAAACGTCGTATGCGACCGAATTCATCGATATTGATGCCAGGTTCCCGACTCAAATAACGTACGGACAGACGCTATCGAGTATCCCCATCCCGAGAAAGGGCGATCTACTCCGCCGGGTCGTCCTCGGACTCAAGGTAAAACGCGCGAGCGGGTCCACTCGGTTTCCCGCACTCCAACTGATCGATGAAGTCAATATCTACGCAGGATCAATGTTGATCGAATCGATCCGGGGTGATTACATTTTTGCGAAAAACCAGACGGTCGCGACCGACGCGGTTCGGTCGTGTACGGAGCGATTGACCGAGTTCCAGTCGGAAGAGACGCAGGGGAGTATCAAGCAATTCTACGTCGAGATCCCATTCTTCACGGCAAAGACCCCAATCCCGCTCATCGCGCTCCAGCTCCAGAACTTGACCATCGAACTCAAGCTCGGCAACGCGCCCATCTCGCTCGATCCGTCGTATCAACCAGAGGTTGATTTTCTCTGCGAATACATCTACATCGACGACGACGAGCGACGGTATTTCACGAATAGATCACACGAACTGTTGATCGAGCGCGTCCAGACCCAAGTCGATAATTTCGATATGAAGAAAAGCACGGTGAGTCGAGTGTATACCGACACGGTAGACTCGATGGGAGGATATGACAGCGTTGTAGGAAGTGGCTCGAACGAAGCGATCAATCTCGGGTCGTCCATCCAGCTCGTCGATAACCCGGGGTGGACCGGGAAGACGGAAATTACCTATAATCAAGCTGCATCGACGGTTAAATACGATCTCGAAGGCCGATTTCTTATTCCTCTCTCGGGGTCGGTCGGGTTGGGATGGGCAAAGTACGATCTTGGCGTCTACCGCGGCTACGATCTCGTCGTGAACTGTAGTTCAGATCTACTCACGTTCACGCTCAAGCGCGATGACGCGACGATCGTGACGATCGGGAACGCCAGCATTTCGAGCGGCGCGTATACGACCGTATCCGGCGTCGCGACGTCGACTGATATTTCGGCACAATTGTCGGTCGGCGAGGCGTGGCTGGTTTTCGACCTGTTCCATAATCTCGATGACGATACGCTAACGATGGACTTTACAATCGAAGGGTATGTCGCGGGCGGGTACTTCGCCTCGCTCTCGCCCGTCAATTCGCAAACGTTTTCGTACACTGTGAACGAGGGGTACTCGCCAGTCAATGTGGATGGGATCTTGAGCAACGTCACGTATTTCGCAAACGCGTCGTTCGATGTGCACGTTGTTATCACGAAATTGACGACCTCGACCGTGTCGTATACACCGGCATCGAACAATTATTTGGACGTGAACTCGCAACTCTTTTTCCGCGGTCCGATAAGGTACTTGCTATGGTGGTTCCGCGAGGCGAGGGATTGGGAATTCGGGAAGACGTCGTCCGATAATGTGCTCAGTCAATCGATCCGGCACGATATCATGCACAGTGCACGCGCGCTGGTAAACGGGAAAGAACGCATTCCGTATCGCGATGCGCAATTCTATTCCGCGCTCGAAGCGAAACGTGTCTTCGGATGCGGTCTCCCGGTCGGTGTACACGTCCTCGGATTCAGCGACGGCGCGGTCGACTCGATAGAGCCAAATGGGACATTGAATTTCACGAGATTGGGCGATTTCCGTCTGCAGCAACGGATTCGCGCGTATTCGGAGTCCCAAACTAATGTGATTTTACTCGACGAATCGGAGAGTGTCCCGTCGACGAAAAATTTCGACCGAGTCGTGACGTGTGCAGTCGGATTCAATGTTGTTTATATCTCAAACGGTGTTCTTAAAATTTTATTTGTGTAAAAATGATTCACATCATATCAGCGAGGCAGTTCAACGGCGCGACGATACAGTGCGGAAGGCGCGGCATGACCTTGCAAATGTATTTTGACGCGATACATGCCGGCGTATCCGCCATGATCGCATCGTCCGCGACGGTCGCGTCGATGTACTCCGAGAGCTGGTCGACGACGAGACCGAACTTCTCTTCAGACGCATTGGCCTTGATCAGCGAGAGCGCGGCGAGCGCGAACGTTTTATCGTTCGCGTCCGATCCCATATCCTCACTAATGAGCTCGAGCACGTACTCGCGCTGAAACTCGTCGAATGCATCGACGGGTTTCGAGTTGGTGGCGTCAGTACCGTCGGCGCCATCGGACATGACGATATCGGGCATGATGGCACTTGATGTCTCGAGCGTCTCGGGCGTCTCGGTCGTCTTGCCGTTCACCGGCTTGAAGAACTGCGAGATCGGGACGGATTTCGCCGTGACCACGTCGAACATCGACTTGGTCAATGTCCACTTCGTGCGCGTAAAATGTCCCTTCCCGTCAAGGACCTTCGCCATCATGATAACGGGAGCACCATTTCGCCTCGCCAAAATTCCTTTGTACGCTTCGAAAAGCTCGGCTGCTTGTTCGTGCGCGGTTGAGACGACCACGACGCCGTTCAGAGTTTTCAGTGGCGAGATGTAAATGGACAGCGGCTTGTCTGGAGAAACATCGTCGTCGCCAGAGACGATTTGGCAAATATCTCTCACAATGCCTTTGTTCATCACGGGACGGCCTTGCGACGTCGTTGTCAACGTTTGCGTCACGTGGACTGGCTGAATCGAGTCGACGGGGAAGACAATTGACGGAATTTGGAGAACCAGGTGATCGTCGATATTCCTGGTAATTTTGTATTTCCCGACCGGGAGGTCGACGTCATAGACGTAACGAACGGCGCGGTCCGCCGATGTTTCGATCGTCGTCGCAAAGTCGAGCTGGGCTGTGGGCCCACGCGCGTTAACGCGAACAGCACCCCTCCTTGACGAATGGATTTCGAAAATTGTCATATCGCGAGCAATAACTCTGTGCGAGCAATTGATCAGCGCGAGCAATAAAATGGTCGAGCAATAAATTTGCCAGGGTCGGGGGTTTTCGATTAAAATGAGTGGAAGTGATCGGTCGTTTTCTCTATTGAAATTGCAAAATATTGGAAATTGGCAAAACAAAATTCTATTGAATTCCGTTTTTTTGCGAGCATTTACAACATGGTTAACAGGATGTTTCTACTGATTCAATTGCTCGCGCTCATTGTCGCGACCATTTCGCCAGCCGAAGGACGCCGCTGCGGACGTCGTGCGCTCAATTCGTACGGTTTGCCGTGCGTGGAGAGGCCCGGCCCCCCAGGCCCAATGCCCAGCCCACCAGGACCCCCACCCCCTTCGCCAACCGAGTGAAGCGATATGTCTTCCGACCCCCCCAGGGGCTAAAATCTGTAATAGTTTGAAATTCCTTGAAGCGATATGTCTTCCGACCCCCCCAGGGGCTAAAATCTGTAATAGTTTGAAATTCCCCGTGGACACGCTCGTTATATCGCTGGATATAAGGTCGTGTCGCTCGCGAACGCTGCCCCAGGGAACATCTCAACCTTCATCTTCGCTGGGATTTTCGCCGTGCATCGCATGCGCAGTCTCGGGTCGGCAATTTCGCGATTCGTCAAAAGTGATATCTTGAAACTTTTCGGAGGCCGGGTAATGAGACCAAACAGATCCACAATCTCTTGGGCGGTTTTACCGACCGTCGTCGCACGGGTTCGTGGCATGTGCTGGACCGGGTACATGACGTACGGCATGAGGTGAAAAGAGCAGAACTCGGGCAAACAAATCAATTTCGTTCCATGAACGCCGACCAGGATATTCGCATTAACATCAGTTGTCTGTAGTTTTGGGTATAAAAAATCGACCACTTCTCGACGTTGTTCGTTGTTCAGTAATTGATATTGTGGCGTCCTATTCCCAGTGACACGCGTATCGAACGTCATGATCTTCGTTTCCCAACGATTTCCACCGTTTTGGTTGAAAACGCGATTCGGTCTCAACAACATCACATCGAGAGTTCGAATGGTGCGGCGGTTTTCGTTTGTACCACCACGGCGAAGAAACCTGGTAACGTCAATTCTGGTCACGCCATCCAGCGGTCTGGATGGATAAATCGGTACCGACGCGGTACGGACACCACCCTTCCCTTTTCCTGGCGGGCTCACTATCGTCCATTCACCGATTGGCGCGTTGTTGGTGCGGTTGGCGCGGTTGGTGCGGTTGGTGCGGTTGTTGCGGTTGGTGCGGTTGTTCATTCCTCGTTTTTACAACGTGACAACAAAATGTTTTTTTCACCGATTTCTACAGGACATCGACCACAGTCGGTCAAAACAAAAAACAAAAAACATGATGCTGAAACACGGCCGATTTGCTCGCACTATATCTGCGATGATCGCGGCTCAATTGCTCGCGGCTCGTTCAAACGCAAACAATTCGTTGATGCGACCCCGCGTCATTAACGCAGACGATTCGGGTTGGGAAATGTACAAACCGTTCGTTGCATTGCTAGATCAAAACGGCGAAGTTTATTGCTCTGGTGCTGTGATCGAAGACAAGTTCATCCTCACTGCAGCCCATTGTTTGGTCGACCGTGTCCCGCTTGTCGCGCGATTCAATGACGAGTCTCCGGATATGAACCTGAGCGCGGCGATGTACATTGTCCCGCCACAGTATGTTGACGGCGACGTTAACTACGACGTCGGTTTGATCGAGACCAAGCGCAAGATTCCAGATTCGGCTGGTCGCGGCCGTATTCAAACGAACCGTCCCGACGCGGGTGAGCGGGTTTTCGCATTCGGCGTTGGGGATACCGTCGAGGACGAAACCGATTGGGAGTCCTTCGGCGTCAACCCGCGCGGATTTGGTGATTTTTTCGAGTGGGTTGGCGACGCTGTTACCGACGCGGTCGATTGGGTTGGCGACGCGGTTACCGATACTGTCGACTGGGTTACCGATGCGGTCACGGGAGACTACGAATCGAATGAGTCGACCGACTACGAATCGAATGAGTCGACCCACTACGAATCGAATGAGTACAGCGACTACGAATCGAATGAGTACAGCGACTACGAATCGAATGAGTACAGCGAGTACGAATCGAATGAGTCGACCCACTACGAATCGAATGAGTACAGCGAGTACGACGACGGGTTGCTCGATGGGAACGTGTTTGTATCGAGCGACGAGCCTCGCGTCGCGATCATGGAGTATCGTCGCGACGACGAATGTATGATGATGGAATCGGTCGAATACACCGGGTTGATGTGCACGTTGTCTACATCGTCGAACACGTGCAATGGCGATTCGGGCGGGCCGGTCGTCACGCGCGACGGACATATCGTCGGGTTGACGTCGGTTGGGTCGGCCGGGTGCGATCGTCATCCTGATAGCGAATTTTACGAATCGATCGCGACCGATCTGTCGTGGGCGAATGTCAACATATTCATTCGACGGTTCGCGGGTGCTCGCCCGTTCGGTTGGGTTCCGGACGATGTCGACGTTGAAGGCAGCGATACCCCGACGAGCGGCGCCGGAACGTATGCGCTATTTGGGTACTTGACCACGGCGGGCTTGCTCGTGTTTGCATAATCGTTCTTCTATTTTTCAATGTCTGACGTAAACAACATCACAAAGGATTTGCTCGGCGAAATGCACGCGGTTCTCGACGACGACGAGAAGCACGCGGTTGTCATCGACGACGTCGACGACGTCGAGGTAATGGACGACGACGACGACGTCAACGACGAGAAGAACGTCGAGGCAATGGACGACGACGACGTCGAGGCAATGGACGACGACGACGACGACGACGACGACGACGACGACGACGACGACGACTTTATCGAACCGTTCGCAAAATTCGCGAGTGATCCGCTCGTCAAAACGCACGAGCACATGCTCGATTTACTCAAAGCTCTGCATCGCAACGAAGAGGGGTTCATGTTCGATAATCGCGCTGGTGATGTGAAATATATGTTCCGTTCGGCGGCGGAGTGCGGCGACGCGATGATGGTGTTCGAAATCGTCGTACCGTATGACGCCGCGGACGATCCGACCGGTGAGGTCGCGCACTTGTTCAACAATGAGTACACGTGCGAATGCGACGACGCGGGTGATTTTGTTTTCGATACAATGACGTTACCGGGTGACGCGACGATCGATCACGCTGGGCTCAAGGATGTCGTCGAAATGCTGAATTATTATTACAATATCAGTATTTGCGAATGCGGTGCGAACGTTGTCAAGACGGACGATCTCGACGTGTGCTTCTCGTGCCAGCTTCGGCGGCAGGCCGACTTCTTAACACAATCTTGCACGATCTGTGGCGATTCGATCATCACGACGACCGGACGGGTCGTGATGAATTGTTGTGGACAACCGTTCCACAAGAAATGTGTACAATTATGGAGAAGGAAGAGCAAAGCAGGATGTCCAATTTGTAGAAATTGAGATTTTTGTTCAACACGTCGATCGTTTCTTCCACTTGACCGACCCCCCGCTACACGACCCAGTACACGAGCACGCGACCGTCTCGTCTTTCAAGAACACGGATCCTGGCAAGTCGGACGGCTTGAGTTCACCGGCCAAGCGGTACTGACCGGCATGTAAGCCGTCATCGGCACCGACGTACTCGAATGCGGTTTTATGAATATCGACGAGGAATCCATGCTTTGAGGTATTGCGTTTGCACACGTCTTGACCCGAATTGCAAACGTCGACTACGTGACCGTATACAGTCATATTATTCGTGAACGAATCCGACTCAATTTCGATCACTTTCCACAACAATGGCGCTGCATCGGCTTGAAATACAGCGACGGGAAACAGCGGTTTACCGTCGAATTTGAGGCCGGCGGTACCGTGTTTAAAAAGATCGACACCAGCGAACCCGATGCCATTATCGTCAGCCTTGCTCTGGCCATAAAACGTAATGCCCGTCTTTTTCCAGGTACCGTCACCGCTACGTTTATTCTCGCGCGTGCGCGCGGCAGGATGTATTCCCGATTGCGTCGACTTGGTGGAGTCGGTCGCATGGACGGTCCTGTACCGAATGAAGATCGCACCCGAAATCGACGATACGACGACGACACAGACGACGAGTAGAAGTGATATGACGATAAGCATCCGCCTTATCGTTATGCAACTTTTTTTTACGAGTCCGACCCGGTGGTTACTTTGCGATAACCGCGTTCATGGGATTCGAGCTTCCGGCGATCGTCATGAGGATACCGCACATCAAAAACATCATACCGACAGCGATCACGACGAGCGCAGTGTTTCTGCTCGATGTGCTCATTTGCTGATCGGATTGGCACATGCTCGTACCGGCACGGAACGCGCCGAAGATGATCGCGAGCGTTGCAAGAAGGACGACAACGACACCGAGCGTCATATTTTGTACTGTATACCACAATGCAATATTTCGTTCAATTCCCGAGGGCGAGCATGAGGATGACGATGACGACGACACAGGACGACACACCGCACGACAGGAATGGAATCATACCGAACCCGTTCGCAAGTCCTCCGAATAATCCGCCGATCGAGTTACCGACATTTCCCGTGATATCGTCACCGATCGGCGAGATCAGAAGCCCAGCGCCAACACCGCCGGCCGTCCACGCCGCGATCGGTTTTTTGTGCTTGGATATCCAACCCAACACGCTCGATGTTTTCCCCGCGCTTTTCCCTGCTTTCGCCGCTTTCCCTGCGTTCCCCGCGCTTTTCCCTGCTTTCGCCGCGTTTTTCGATACTTTCGCCGCGGTTTTCCCTGCGTTCGCCAATGATCCTACTCCCATAATTGAGTATCTCGTCTTGGTATTGTACAATGTTTTTTATTTCGTCCGTCCGTCGCGTAAAACCCAGCGTGTCGTCCGTTGGGTTTTCCTTGTTTTTTTTTGTTTCTTTTTTTTTTGATGACTAGAGGCTAGATGCTCACCCCATGTTCTCGGGATCGATCGAGAAGGTTGATCCAGACCCCGCACTAAAGAACGGATTTTGGTCGCGGTTACCCGCCGACTGCATGAGATACTGCCTAGAGTGGCGGGACTTCGTGCACGCGAGGTTCCTGATCTGGAATCCACTATTCTGGTTTCCGACGACAATCCAGCGTTGGCGCGGTCCAGTTTCCTTGGGTCCGAGGTAGGGAGCAGACTGGCACCCGGTCGGGGCAGTCAGCCACCTGGCGTCACACGCGTTCGAAAACTGTTTGTAGAACGATTCGATCGTGTAGACTGGGACGCCACTGTACTCAGCGACCTTGTTCATGCGCCATAGCCACTTATCGTTCTTGCTTTCCGAAAAGCGCACTGTACCGTTACCGCACGACGAGCCCTGGACAACCATGGAAAGACCACCGACGGAGAGGAGCCTCGCGCCAGATAGATCGTCCTCCACGGGGCGCTCGCCAGCTTCGGCCGATGCCTTGGCTTCCTCAATCGCCGCGGCGGCAGCGGCGTCCTCCTCAGCCTCCTTACCGCTTTGCTGCATCATGATGTAGACAACGACACCGAGGACGAGCGACAAACAAATCGCGGAGAAACTGCTCATCATCATCGTTGACGATCCTCCTCCCATACCTCCTCCCATTCCACTGCTTCCATAGCCCATTCCGTAGTTCATGATAAAAGTAAATTGATTTGATGTACTAGTACATCTATGCAATATAATATTGCTCACTCACAAATGGGATTCGTCACAGCTGCAGTGAGCAGTGCTGGTATCATGGCGATCGGGATTGTGTTGATTCACAATTCATCGAAATCCGTTGCGGACGGTGGAGAGTATAAATCCAACGTCGGCACAATCATCGCTGGGGCAGTCATTCTATTGTGCTCTGGCTGCGTTAACAAAATGTTGGCCTAGGGAAAATGGAGACGTTTCCCGTGACATCGAGTGCAAACGTGACTGGTTTCGCGTTGTTATCATGTGCCGCGTCGCTTTTGATCGGTGGCGTCGTCTGGAAGAACAAAACGGGCGAGGGTACCGTGGACGACGTATCCTGGACGGTCATCGTCGCGGCGATTTTGCTAGCAATCGTGGGCAACTCTATTCTGTTTGTATTCGATTGAGCGAGTTTACAAAACCTAATCTCCACCTTCCGAGATATCGAGTAAATCATTGACATCAGGGACAGCCTCGACGTCAATCGCCTTCAGGACCAAGTTCGCGGCGTCCGTGCGCTCGGTGGCTTGAGTTCGCGAGAAGTTCGCGAAACTGGCAAGGACGAGTCCAGCAGTCCCGACCGACCCGGCGACAAAGCCGAGAATACGACTGGTTTCGTCGTTCGCGATATCGGATGCCGACGCAAAGGCGATGATGGTCGAGATTGCAGCGCACGCGCGACCCATCGTCTCTGTGATCGTCGAAGTTCTCCTCCACACCGTACGGCCACGGAGCATGGACTTGACGTCGTTGATCATAGCAGGGTGGGTCAATCCTTTGACTTGATCTACGATTTCGGCATCGTGCCACGTCGACGAGGTCACATTGACCCGCTTGGACGGCTTGGACGGCTTGGACGGCTTGGACGGCTTGACCGTGGTATTGGTCGTGTTGGTCGTGTTGGTCGTATTGGTCGTATTGGTCGTATTGGTCGATGACATGGTGTAAATATATTCAAAATTTATGTGTTAGCTCATAGGACTCAGGAGAAATTTAATTCTCCCGAGGCTCCCGACGTCAAACTCGAGAATGAGGGGCTTATCCGCGTCAATGTAAATCGCAACGGTATTCGAGATGGCACTCGACTTTGTGAAGAGCTGGAGGTACTTGAGTAAATACTTCGCCGAGACAGTATCGGGTTCGTCGTTATCGTCACCGATCCATGTCGACTGCGTCGCGAAATCCCCGCTGCAGGATAACGAAAGCCGTTTACCGTTCGTGCTCAATGTGACCTCATTCCCTATGTGAGTCATGTCACGAAAGATTTTTTGCAGCGAGTGCGACTGGAGAGTGATCAGGTTTGCGTACTCGAAATCTGGGATTGCGATATTCTGGACCGGGAGGTCGAGCAACTTGATCTTGAACATGGACGCATTCGTCGCGGTCGTCGACTCGATCAGGACGATGAGCTCGTGGTCGCTTTCCGCCTTGACGCAGATTGTGATCACATCGTTGACGGTGGCCGTCTTTATCAGTCGGTACAGCGTCATGACCGATACGCCGAGCGTCATCGGCCGCGTCAAGTGGAACTCGTCAAAGTTCTCAGCATCGAGCTTCAAGTGCACGAGCGACGTCTTGCTCGAATCCATCGACACGATTTTCAGACCTGTCTCGTCGACGCAGATTGTCGCTTCAAACAGGATTTCCTTCAATACGTCGAACACCGATTTGATGACGCTGACTTGCGGACAACGCACGATCAAATCGCAATCATTTTTGTCAAGTTTCGTCATCGTAGTTTATTTGTTTTTTCTGCATTACATTTCTGTAGACGGTTGATTCTATGCAATCGAGCCGAATTGCAAGTATGAGCTTGTGCTGCTGTCGTCCGGATCGATCGAGCCGTATGTCAGACCACCACCACCGATTTGCACCGCCTCGATTTCGATCTCGTCATCGAATCGCTTGATAAACGTGAACGCGTCGCTACCGACGTGCATTTTCCCATGCTCGTCGACGAGGGTCGGGACATGTGTCACGCCGCTAACAGGCGACTCGTCGACGTTCACGAGGCGCGCGCCCTGGAGCGACGGAATCCGCCGGACGGCACCGAATAGTCGAACCGAATTTTGGCACCTTGGCGAGTAATAAATCACGATCATTTGTGCGTCGCGTAACATTTTACAACATAAAAATATCGACCGTTTTACGCGCGGCACCTCGTGTGGCACTGACTACGCCGCCCGGCACGCGTGCCCCACGGAACAGTACAAATTATTCAAACCAGTGGATTCGCAGGCGAAGTGGATCACCATACCCAACAAAAACCCGAGTAAAACGATCT